GCTTCGATGAGACAGTTGTTGCAAGCCAATTCCACAAAGATTATCTAGGATTACCGAATGCGTTGATTATTCCAAATGGAGTAGATATTGAGGTATTTAAACCTGATCCAGAAAAGACCCGAGAGCAAGGATCAATGTTTTTTACAGGTCATCCTATAAAAGGGATGAAAGAACTGCCGAAGCTATTCGCTAAGATAAAGGAAACTACAAAAGCTCCTAGTTCAATGCATACCTATGGTGATGCAGGTATTTGGGGATGGGATCAGTCTCAATTTGTTCAATTACAAACCGAAATGATAAGAAACAGAATCCATTATCATGGGAGGATGGGACAAAAGCTCTTAGCGAAGTTCATTACACAACATCAATTATTCGTTTATCCTACAAATTTTCAAGAACCATTTGGGCTTGCAGTCCTAGAAGCAATGGCTTGCGGAGCTGTACCTATCGTATCAGGAGTAGGTAATCTTCCAAATCTAGTGGGTGATGCTGGTTACGTGATACAGGGAAACCCAAATGACTTTGGATGGATAACATATGCAACAGATAAAATTAAACAATTATTGGAAGATCCTATATTAGTTAAAAGGATGTCAGAAAAAGCAATCACACAAGCCCACAAATACACTTGGGACGATGTTTACGAAATCTGGGAAAAATTAGTACTGAACTAATGATAAATAGGTGTTGATTTCCCCAATAAATTTCGCCCACCTGAAATAATCGAGCTTTTCAATTTCTTCTTTTTTGACCTTAATTCCTTTTAAAACAAAGTCGTCATTACTAGATTGAAAACCTAGATGAAGCAGTTCTTTTTTGCGTGAATCAACTTGGTATTGATCTATTTGCATGGTTTCCTTTTTTTCTCCATTGATTGATGATTAAAAAGTGGCAGATTGCTCTGCCACGTAATTAAATTCACTCATGTGCTGTATATTCTATAATAATCTTTAAAGCCTCCGTCATTCCATTAATGCGTCCATTAAGTCCAAGACGCTGATTGAAATCACGAGCTGTAGATAATTCACCCCTTAATTTACCCATCTCTTTTTTTAATCTCTCTTCAATCTCTAATAAAACAGTTTTGTTTTGATCTTCCATTATTTATATTTAATAAATTATTAAACTTTCGACAGCTTTTTGCTGACGTCTGTATTCTTCCAGTAAACATTATACATAGTCTGAGAAGCGGTAAACGCTGCTGCCATACCCAGTAGTGCTGTATCTGGATTTTTTGTAAACGAATCCCAACCTCCATTATCTACGATTGCCGTTGCTGCTCCAACTATGAAACATAATACGAGAGCAAGGACAGTCTTTATCCAAGTCTTCTTAATGTGTAACTTATTTTTGATAACATCGACTATTGGTGGTACAACGATACCGACGAAACCTGCCAATACTTCTGGTGATACTTGATCTAAAATTTCCATAGTATTTTTTTAAAATTTAATCGTTTCTGTGAGACGAATAATTGTCAGGTCTGATACCATATTGATCAGTGATCGGATTATATGTCAAACCTCTCTTATTCGTATTATCAACATTATTCTTACCCGCCTCCATTGCTGTTAAAGTTGCATCGGCAACCGCTGTTGCGATATCTGCAAATGCACCCCCAGCTTGGTCTTCGTTATTGTTATCAGAGGTCATTATATAATCTTGGCTGGTTATAGCCTCACTATCTCTAGTATAGAGATACTGATTTCTTTGTCCTCTCAAAGTAGTTTTATGTGCTGCCATGATTATTGACTAATAAATAAAAATTCTTATCTTCCTCTGAATCTATTTCTTTGGTCTAATTCCTGGGATAATTGCTAAAAAGAATGAAGCAACCTTATATGCCCCACTTTCTTTAATAGCCTGAGCTTCCTCATACTTAGCCTTGACATCTTTAATATCTTGAACATCAAATGCTTTCAGTAATGCATTGACCTTGTTAGTAAGGCTATCGAGTTCCTGTAACTTTTTCTCTACCCCATCAAACTTTTTTAGTTCTTCTTTTAATCCATTTACTTCGTTTGTTAATTGACCATTTTGTGTTGTTAGGGTATCGACCTGTGTCTGTAATACACCAACCTTATTTTTCCAATTATCCCTATCGCTTGTCATAGTTGTCAATTCTGCTTTTAGTTTATTTATTTCTTCCATCTCTTGTGCATTATTAATATTTGAAATAATTTTATCACGATATTTTTCCCACATACCAGGACATGATGTTGAGTCCGTTTCTTTATGTGGGATCATATCGTTCCATGTTTTCAATTTGGGAAGTCTTTTATCTTCCGCATAAATTAACTCGTTAACAAGTTCATGTGCTGATCTTATTTGAGCATCGGTTGGCATAACTTGATGTAACATACCAATCATGCAAATTCCTATGTAATAATAATTACCGCTTCCTGCTTTTGAATATTTCCCTTTCATGTCTGGGGCGTGTGCCCTTATAGAACCAATATCACCGACATAACCGACCTTAGCATATCCGTTAACTTCTTCCGTAGAAATAATAAAATGATATCCTATTCCACCCCACTTATTTCCATCAACGTGAATTTGTTTTACAAGATTTGCTTCTTTTACAAGGCTCTTCTGCGGATTAGTGACAGAATGATGCATAACAACTTTAATTACTGAAGTTAGCGGTCTATCCCCTCTCCAGCCATACCCACCAGGATATGTCCCTCTCATATCAACCCATGCCTTTGCTTTCACTAATGATGGCACATTAAATGGTATTGAGCTCATTTCTGTTGTTCCTTAAGAATTAATTCCCTAAGTTGCTCCTGTGTAATCGTTCCGTCTTGGTCTGGATGATCTTTATACCACTGCTTTACTCTCGATCTCCATCCCGCACTAGAATAATCTATTGCCCTTGTGCTCTCGTCCATCCAGCGGGGATCAAGATCTTCGATAAATTCTTTTTCCTTGATGATTTTATTTACCATGTTTAATGAATAAAAACTAATCTTTTTTGATTAATTTATTGTTTACTCTATCAATGCTATAAGTATCATTAGGTTCAATTTTATATTTACGCACCATACTCTCCCAAAATGTCTTGTGGTCTTCTTTTGCCCTTGTCAAAACTATCCGTAATATACGAGATTGTTGTTCTAAATACGAAAGGACTTCCGATTTTTCGGCTAATTCGGCAAGGTCATTTGAATCTACGTTAATTTCCATGTTCTAAATATACAACAATTGATAGAAGAAGTCTAATTGGCATAATTTTGTCCTTCAAATCGGGGGTTGCGATATATGACATAATTATACTCAAATACTGTATCGGTTGTTTCCCAACATGGCATAAATAGTTCATCCCCTCCATATAATGTAACTTCATAAACTATTTTCTCACTGTCAACTGTAAGGGTTGGGATAAATAGACAACTTTCAAATCCAGTCGGTCCACACGGAGTCCCTGCTCCAAATAAACCAAATTCTGCTGGCATTACTAATGGGACATACCCGAGTGGTTCGTCAAAATACCAAATATCCCTACGTGTCCAAATACCATATTCAGGGTCAGAATAGTACCCTGCTGGAAACCTCACTTTCAATGTGCCCGTATGAAATACCCTCAATGTGTCAAAATTACTAATAAAACTCAGGTCTTTAATTTCGGCAGTATTTACATCAAAGCCAGTATTAGAAATTGCTAAACCATAATATTTGCTAAGATCGTCTGGTCTTGCCTCATCAGCACCTTCAACAGCACTTGGTTCTGGGGATGTATACTTACGGATAATGATCTCGTCCAAGTAGTAATCATGTCCACCTACTACATATAGATATTTAAACATCGTGTATGTACTATCCGTTGTGTTTAGTGTTTGTAAAAGAGTCCCATCATCAGAATGTATATTAAAAGTCAATGAATCTCCATTACGAATAAATTCTAATCTATACCATGTATTTAAATCCCATGATGCATCGGAGCCGACAGTTAGTGGGGTGAATACAGAATCATCTCTCTGACCTATTCCATACGTATCTGAACCAGCATTGTTGAACGTACCAATATAAAAGCTATACCCATCAAATAAATATGTGTTTGATGAATCATTGTTGCCTAATGCGATGTGGATCGTCGAAGCTCCACTTGTGTTTATTTTTTTTACTCTGAAAGTTGCTATGAAGTTATCAAGTCCATCGTTTTTAACTATTGCTCTTCCTCCATTTGGATCATCGGCTGTTGTTTTTAAAACAACCCTATTACCACTATCTGTATCTAATTCTAATGTTCCATCATCACCCTGTATAGAAAATCCTGCTGGATAGACCCCATCAGCAAGGTTATCATTCTCCCATTCTTCAAACTCTGTAGCATACATAAATGTGGCTTGCATATCACTAGCCTCGGGGGCATTTGGATTCCCGTGATACATATATATATCAACCTTTTCACTTGCAGGTATTAATGGTACATTAACCCAAATCGTACACGCTTCAGAGTTTAACCCCGATTCTATCCAAAATGGAATTTGTACCTTCCCAGATTCATCAGTAAATCTAATATCAGATCCATCAATTTTGGATCTATTGGCATTCACGAAAGCATTATGATCTATTGTAATAGGAATTTCATAGTTCTCTAATGTATCAGCATTAGAAGTATTATCTATTGTGAATTTAACTCTATAAGCCCATGCTGAACGATACCATTTAATATTAGTGTCAGCTGGTATTGGTGCTGGCAATGCTCCACGCATACGAGCCTTTGCAGTTACAGTTGGGCTGGCCGTTTTTCGTATATTGGCCTTCGCCTGAATCGTAGGAATTGCGACTCCGCTTACAGTACTATTATATTTAATTGTATTAAAAGTACTTCTATTAAACACCATCCAAATTTAAAAAGAATAAGTAAACAAACTTATCATAATCGGTACTATTATATATATAATGTTCGTCTACCATTATAGAATCGAAATAATCCCTTTCTACATCTACATAATAGGCTGGAGCAAACCCAAGATCGTGGGGCATTCTGCCATGTGCTGACACATAAATAGCCATAACTGGTTGAGGTGATGAATACTTAGTTGAGTAAATTAAATCCTTTTCTTCTGCATTATTAACATCAAATCCAGGTCTCGAAATCGCTAATCCATATTCTTGGACTGGTTGATCCTCAACAGTTTCTTCTGAGCTAAAACTTACAGATGGTTCTGTCTCCACATACTTTCTAACTCTAATCCAATCATATTGCGTATCCATAATATTTTCGCTCGATGCTCCAGCAAAAGCTCCCATAGTCATACCATACATTTCTTTTGTCCAAGAAAAATCATAAGTGCCGACATTGGTATAATCTTTTTCTAGGTCTACTCCATCGGTTCTCCCCTTAATGCCAAACACATACCATGTATCATTTGCCGTTGTTGTGAGGTTTACATTTGATGCTATGTTATACCCAGTCGTTGTGCCATCCGCAACAAAGACGTGCATATTTGTAGATGAAGTATTTCTCATAAATAAAACAGTGGCATCAGATTCTGCATTGCTTCCTGCTGTAAATAATCCATTCGATGTTGCTTCCAGTACACCACTATAAGCTGCTATTGTTTCGAGAAATTTCATCCTAGATTCTATGACATAGCCACCTTGTGTGATATCCGTTGCGTTACGTCGTATACCTCCTTCATTAATTCTTAAAATTTCATTAGTGACCGAATAGTCATCAGAAGAAAAAAACCATTCCCAATCATCTGTATAATCAATTTCAAAATTATAAAATTGTGTAAATAGCCCGATTGGGTTCTCACTATTGGTTGCTGTACCATTTCCGTAGTACATATAAAAGTCATCCGTTCCACTAGCCACGATATAATTTATTTTGACCCAAATAACACAAGATGAAGTATTTAAACCAGATTCAATCCAATGATCTAGTTGATTAACACCATTTTTTTCGGTAAACACAATGTCATTCCCATCTGCTCTGGATTTACCCGCAGTTACTAGTGTTGCATGATCGAGTGTAACACGAACTGGGATAATGGCTATATCCGTAGCTACATTGTTTGTAATCGTAAATTTTTGTCTATATTGCCAATTTCGGCTATACCAATCTGCCATAATTATTCATACCAAGCATCAAGTGCTGGGTCTAGAAAGATAAAATATTTATATTTAATATGAGCCACATTTGATGTATCGTTCCCGTACAATCCTGAATCCGCTCTCCCTATCCAAAATTTTAAACGTGTTGGATCTTCTATCATATCTGGCGGAGGAGACATAGCAGGCATTACAGATATAATCAAATCTGGTATAAATGACGGGGCACAATGCCACCTACCAGTTTTTACATCTTGTGCAAAAAACCATACCATCGGAACATATGGAAGCCCGTGATATACAGTAAAAGCTGCTGACGCCCATTGTTGCCCACCACTACAGTAACCCAATCCATTTGAAGGCATAGTAAATATACCACTCCCTTTCATGTGCAATTTGAGACGATTTTGTGTTGTGTCTAAGACATAATCTTCTAATTCAGCCTCATCTAAATCAATCCCTGGTTTGGTAATTCTTAAACCCCAATATTTAGGTGTCTCTATCTTTGATTCCTCAGTACCAAATGTCGTAGTTGGATCAGTTCCATATTTTCTTACAATAACCCAATCGTAATAACAATTGACATTTTCATATTGCCATGTTAACCAAGTCCACCAAATAGACTCCCAGCCTGCATCTGTTGCATCAACCGAATCAATTTGTGTTTCGGCATCTGTAAATACTTTCCCTGTAAAACTGGTTGATGATTTCTTTTGTATTTCTGATTTGTACCATGTATCTGCTGACAATGTAGTCAAATATCCTCCATATGTTGCTGCTCCACCAATAAACTTAAAATACCTAAATCTGATCGGAGCATCAGAGGTAACATCTTGGAATCCAAACCTATCGTCAATCGTACTGTACTTATTTGCAAATACAGTTTGCTGCCAATAACTATTCCCTGCTGTCTTAAATCTAGTTTTGACAATAATATTATCGTCTGGAGACCATGTTCTTCTCATTCTTAACACTTTCCAAGCCGATCCACTACTATAAATTCTTAGAAGTCCACCAATAACTTCATAGGACATTGCAGCAGTTCCATCAAAAGCCTCCCCATAAGTCCATTTGGTATTATCCTCTGTGGAGAAATCATCAAAAAATAAGAACGTATTATCACCACTCGAAACATCCACTGCATTTACATTCCCATAATACATATAATATGTATCGGTACTATTAGCCTTTAGGGAATTTAATTTTATCCAAATAACACAGGAGGATGTATTTAATCCAGACTCGACCCAGTGTGGAAGTAATGGTCCTTGCTCACTTTCCGTAAAACGAAGATCAGATCCATCGGCATTAGATTTTCCAGCAGTCACAAGAGATGCATGGTCAATAGTGACTCTGAATGTATAATTCTCTAAATCACTAGCACTACCATTTTCGATTTTAATAGATTGTCGGTATAGAAAACTAGGACTGTACCACATAATTTTAATTGTTAAATCTAGATGGATGAAATCCAAGAATCAGTCTATCATTTTCGCTATCATTCATGATAATACGTCTTTCGTTTAAATCGAAATAGGTTTTACCATCAGACGAAGCGATGCGACCAGTCTGGATTTTGTCACCATCTATGATTGTCCCATCATTACCAAACAATTGGGCTTCACACGATCCATAGGTTTGTTTTGGCGTCATAATTGCCAGTAGAATTTTACTAGTACCAACAGCATCGCTATATACAGTAGAAACTTGTAAATTCTTAGATCCATTCCAATAAATATATCGTTTAGTCTCAGCATTATAGCTTCTCACTATGCTCGATAATCTAACTTCATCTATGTAACCCCTAAAATAAGAAGTCCCTCCACCCTGATTACTTCGACCAAACATTAAAGGTTCACTTGAGGAAGGTGGATCTGTAAGGCAGTTCTCTCTAAATCCATGCCTTACCCCATCAATCCATAATGCCATCTCATTTGCTGTCGCATCAAATGTCGCTATAAAGTCATGCCAAACATCGTCATCTACAACAAATTGTGAAAATAAAACATAACTTACAGAAAGACTCCCTCTAATATCAAACTGAAGATAGCCATCGCTATTTACCATAATCCTGAAAGGCCAGGAAATTCCTGTTGTAGGGACACGCCCAATAATTACCCCATTTCTCTGCTGGGTTTTAAATGATCCCTCTAACGTGTATGTGGTTAAATCAAGAGCCGCATTATCTGAGACAGAAGCGTAATCATCAATCCCATCGAAGTACCTCGTATAACTATAGCGACCATCACCAGTAATAGTTGTTCCTGTTGCAGTACCATCTAGTGCCGACGTTCCTTCAGCATTATCAATCGTTGATCCATTTGTTTCATTAAAATGCCATAATCCGATAGTGTCGTCGTCACTACTGAATTCGGTGGTGTTTTTGTTCAAATTTCCAGTAGACCCAGCAACAACATCGTGGGAATTATCGTCTAATGTTCTCAATATTCCATCGCTCCAGTCTAATTTATCTGCACTAGCAGGCGTAAATTGTATATCTGTTGCAAATGATTGCAAGCCAACCCAGATTCTATCAGCAGATATTTTACCAGTAACTATCTGATCCCCAGATATAGTAGTAGCCCCACCCTTATAGTCTTGTATCAGGGCTCGTTCATCCGTAGAGTCCTGCGGGGTGACTTTAACTAATGCAACATTCGTACCTGCCACAGCAACGCTAATATCTGGAGTCGCACGCAAATCGTTTGCAATCCCATCGTAATATATAAATACTGGCATAGATAAATATCCCGTAGTTCCAGCAGGTACTGTGACCTCACTTCCGCCCGTGAAATAAATTGTCCCACTTGCCCAATCAACCTTATTACGTGATACTGGATCAAACAATATATTATGGATGTGCCCTCTTTCTGAAACAGTTAATTTATCTGCTGTAATAGCATTCGCAGCAATTCCAGGAGCTTGTACTATTCCACCCTGAATTGTCGTTTGCCCATTCGCATTGATTGCCATCAATCTACCATTGTAGATTATGAGGTCGGTAGGTTGAGATGCCTGTCCAATCTCCACTATATTAACAGGAGCGAATGCACCTTCTATTAAACTCCCTGATTGTACTCTTGTTTGTACTGACATAGTGTTTTAATTTTATTGTATATTAGCTTTCGATGTAATTGTCTTATTGTAAGCAGTTTTGACTCTAGCTTGAGCTGTCACTGTCTTTTTACCTAATATCCTAGCTTTGGCAGTCATTGTTTTAGGTATTGTAGTAAATTCAGTGATTCTTGCCAATGATTGTACTGTTTGGAATACAGTACCTATTCTAGCCTTAGCCTCAACTGTCTGAGTCTGTGTATTAAATATATTAGCTCGGGCTGACACAGTCTGGGTAGTTGGGAACCTTACTTTATTTACGAATTCCAAAGATTGTGTAAAACCTTGGCTATTAATGTCCCAAGTCATTCCATATATCATGTATTCTTCATAATTAGAATCAGTTACCTCTACGTTTACGACATCACCAACTTGTAAATATGGAATTCCAATAATTTTTGCGTTAAACATATTCTTTGCATCTTTCCATCTAGCAACCTCCGTCTCCGCTATATCGTTAGCCATTTGCTCATCATCGATGAAATCATTTTCTATATTTATTTGTTGGTTTCCATAATCAGCAATCGAAGTCTCATCTTTATGCCTTACTTGTATCCATTTCCAGATTTTCAAAGGATTTGCCCTTACTTGAAACTTGGTTAGATAGATATCAACAGAGGATAAATTCTGCACCTCGAGATATACCGAGTCCGCATATGGGGTAAATGTATTAATACGAATTGCTCCAGTCATGTCCGTCCCCGTACCATCTGATAAAGTATTGGCGGTATAATCTGTTTCAGCTACTGGTTGTATCCATGTTGTGCATGGTAATGGTCCATATGCATCCTCTATTTCCAGATATGCATATTGAGTGCCATGTGCTGGTATCCAGACTAATGTGGAAGTATATGGATTTAATATATCAGCCGACCCATTTGTCCAAACTGGCTGTATTCCAGCACCAGCCCTTGGTCTAGCCTTAACTGTCACATAGTTTTTAATATGCTGTTCTTCTATATTAAAATTCAATTCTAATAAATCATTGTCTCTGCTCAAATTTAAAACAGCGGATTGATTTTGAATGTGATCCCTACTCCAAAATTTTAATCTACCATTAATATCAAAAAATACACGGCCTCGCTCAGCAACTGCCAATTCACCCATAACTGGCCATATGTTCCTATCCCCAAAATAAGCTCCTCTAATTAAATGCCTAGATTGCTCAACATCTATATCTGTATCAGCATCCATTCCAGCAGCCTCTCCAAGAATGGTTATTAATTCATGTGCATAAGTATCTAAATATGCTTGTTCTTGCGGAGTTTCTTTATTCAATACCACCTCGGAATTATCAAAACAATGAAAATTTACAGTTCCTTCATTTCTTCTAGGTTCAATTGCCTTAATATACCCAGTGAACAATAAGAAGGTTGTCCCAGCAACGATAATCGAGTATCTAACTTGTTTGCGTGGTTTAAGATATGTTTGTATTGGAGATAGTGCGTTTTCTGGCAGGAATCTTTTTGTTGTATTTTCTAACTGAAAGTCAGCCTGACCAGACATCCCTTCGCCTAGATCACCTTCCATTTTGAAATCTCCTTTAGCAGAAAGGATGTAGCTTGATTCGTCAGACCATGTAATCCCGTCCCATAATACTTCTAATTTACTTTCTATTTCACGGACTATTCCATTTATTGCCGTTTGTTGTACAGCACTAGGAATAATTCTAGCCTTCGATTTTATTGTAGTTATTGTTGTCGCCATTAAATCCTATTATTGACTTCGATTAAAGTGAGTGTCACAGCTGATAAGTATGCTGTCTTACCAGTCCCGTATACTAAGTCACGAGCTGATAATGATGCTAATACCGATATACCAGAGCCATCACTTTGTGGCCACTTCTGGAATATAAAAGTTAGGGCTGTTAATGTATTTACCTTAACCTCCAAAGCATCGTAATCAGTAACATTCATATATTCCCAGTTTAGTGTATATTTATATTTACGCCCCATCACTTCTCGACGAGTCACTCCACCAAGCGTGGTGTGTTCTGCTGATATCCATACTGGTTCAATACTAGCCCCACTTGGGAATGGTAAAGATGTGCCTCCTAATGTTGGTCTTGGTATTACAGTTGACATAATAATGTTCTAATTAAAATTTAATTCTCAGCCCCACTTCTCTGAGCCTCGATTTTTCTATAATTTTCTAATGATCTTGCAAATTCTCTCATTTCCCCTTCAGTTGCAAATACGTTCCCAGCCTGTATGATCACCTGCTCTTGTTTCTGGTTGATCGTTGGTGCTTTGAATTCAGCTGCTGCTCCTGCAATATTTAATTCGCCCACACCAGCACTTGTAAGTAATTGATTCCCAGAAATACCATTTGCTAAAATACCAGAAACCTTATCCATCTCCATAGTAATTAATGGAATGTTTTCTCTGATTCCAGATGCTAAGTTTTGCATCATATGGGGCATCCAGTTCTTTTCATCCTTAAGTAATCCTTCGCTCGGGACAGAGTGTCCTAGATTTTTCTTAATCCAACTGTTTAATGAATTAATTGAATCTTTTACCCATTGCATTCCACTCCAAATTCCGTCTTTGAAGTTAGCCATGAAATCCCTACCCCATGTCCAAGCACTACTCACGATCTTATTTATACCACGCTGTATTTCATTCTTAGCCCCTATTGCAGCATCATATCCCCAAGATACTCCACTCCAAATTCCGTCTTTAATTTTAGCAATAATATCACGTCCCATTGTATATCCCTTATTCAATATTACTTCAACACCCCATTGCACTCTTTGACTTATTCCGACTCCAGCATCGTAAAGCCATGTAATTCCACTCCATATGCCATCTTTTACCTTTGCAGCAATATCTAATCCCCATTTGGACGCCGATATTAACGCATTCGGTATAGCCATCCCCATTGAGGTGAAAATTGATGTAACTACACCACCCCAATCAATACTAGAGACTTTCCTAATCAGTGGGTCTCTCACATCTTTATCCCATTCAAAGTCAGAAGTAATACCCAGTCCATCCAATACACCACTTAAAAAAGCATCTACTGGGAATAACAAGTTCAGAATAGTACTAATAATATCCTCCCAAGTAGCATCTTGTAATTTTGTTTCTAATTCTGCCTTTATGTCTTCCCAAAATTGTCCCCAATCCATCCCTTTAAACAAAGCAATTAAACCACTCGTTGAAAACATTAAATCTATAAGTTTCCCTTGGAAGTCAGCCATATTTTTTGGATTTAGTGAATCTTTCATCCATTTGCCGATTTGTGTTCCCAATTCGTATGGAGTAGGCAATGAAAAGAAAAATGAAATCAAATCATCACGCATCTGATTAACAAGTGTTTTAATTTTCTCTTTGATATTCCCGAAACTTATATCTGGCATTTCTATCTTTATCGGTTCGACATTGAAAGCGGGAGTATCACCATAATCAATTTGTGGTTGGACATCAATGCTTTGAATATCTTTTTCCATGCCTTGCAATCTATCGTTTATCGTCTTAATGTATTCATCATTCAATCTTTGCAATGTATAAAGATAATCTTGCTCCTTCTTTAGTGTAGCTTCAGCAGCAGTTTTCTTCTCTTCAATAATGTCAATCTCTTCTCCGTACTTAGCCTGTACAGCGTTTTTTTCTGCCTCAAGAGCATCGATTATCCCATCTCTTGCTTCTTTAATACCATCAACCACTTCCTGTTGTGCATCAATTTGTTCCTGTAATGCATCTTTTTGATCGTCATATAATTCTTTGAATATATCTAATGCATCCTTTGCAGACTCTAATTCGTCTTGTGCTATTTTGACACGACTCGAATAATAATTTTCTTCAGTATCATGAATTTTTTTCAGTGTTTTTATATTTGCTTCTATAGCATCCAGCGATGTTTGTTCTAAGTCAGCCTTATTTTGTGCAATATCAATCTCTTTATCATAAGCATTTTTTGTACGTATATATGTATCATTGGCAAGATTGACCTGATCCTCAGAAGCATCAACTCTTTCAAGTGCAGCCCTGAAATTCGCATCAAATTCGTCCTTACCAAGTATTTGTTGTTTCTTTAAATTGTTTTGTGCCGCCTCTAAGTTCATACGAGCATAATCGAGCATTCCCTGTGCAGCTTCTACTTCCTTGTCGCGGAGATCTTTTAACTCTTTGACTGTTTCTAGGGCATCGTCTAGTCTCTCCCTCGAAGAATCCCTTTGTTCTTCTAAGATCGCCATCTCAGCATCATTTATTTCTTTGACCTGTTCAAGCTGATCTTTTTCAATATCCAACTGATCCTCTGCGACCTCTACACGATTTTCATATGCTTTAACTTCTATTTTATACTGTTTCTCTAGTGCCTTTTTTGATTTTTCGAGAGCTGCTATACTATCTTCAAGTGGCTTTAACTGTCCTGCGTATAACTCTTCAGTAGATTTAACTTGCTGATCTATCTGATCAACCTCCTTTTTCATATTAGCCTTTAATCCCTCTAATTGGTCACTCAAATCTTGTATGACTTCCTCTAGTTGATTAACCTTAATGCCTTGTTGTATTTCTTTCAAAATACTATTTGCCCTTTCGGGGCCAACTGCATTTCTAATTAATTTTAACGTTTCAGAAGAAATTTGCCCCAAATCTTTCATCTCTGAAATTGCCTGCCCTAAATATCCCCTGACACGCTGTAAACCCAACACGGCTTGTTCGGATGAGATTTTCCCAGCCTTTTCAAGCAATGTAAAGTGTTGCTCAGCTATATCAGTCACATCATCTAGTAAGCTCCAATCAGCCTTAGTAAATTGATAAACATATTCTCCCAAAAATGTATTACTCCAAGCATGGAGAAGTCTCGATGTATCAACAATTGCCTTTCCCATTCTTTTTGCCCCTTTTTCAGTAGCAGTTGCAGCGTTATCCATACCATCGTTGACTTCTTGTTCCGCCTTCTTAATTTCTTCCGATAGTTTATCCAGTCCGAGCCATCCCTTTATTTTATTCCCAAGGTCAAAATCAAAACTCATCCCTAACAAAGCAGCAAGGGCAGCGACAACAGCTATTGCAGCTCCTACTATCAAGAGTAATACTCCGACTACTACTAATCCAGCCATGCCAACCCCACCTAAAACAGCTGCCAATGAAATAAAGCCAACTATCAGTGGGAGGAGGATAGCAAGAAGTGTGGCAGCTGCGGTAGCTAATATACCAACCACAGTTACAATTGCTCCAACTATTAAAACCACCTTTTTCGCTTCTGGAGACAACCCCTTCCAAAGAGCAATCAATGTAACCCCCACCCTCGTAAGTAGTTGTACGCCTTTAATAATATATGGTAATAATTCATTCCCAATTTCCTGAAGAAGTGTACCGATTGTATTTTGAAATTGAGTCCAAGCGGATTTTAAATCTTGCACATTCTTTTGGTATTCTTTTTGAAATGCACTACCCGACTCGAACTCTCCATTTACCTCTTGCTGTAAAGTTTTTAATTTATCAAGATCACCTGTTAATTCAATCATTGCCTGCCCACCATTTTTCCCAAAATCCTCAAACGCTTTTTGATTAATTTTTGATTGATCCCCAATTCCCTTGAGCTTTTCAACATAATCAATTACAACGGAAGCAGCATCCTGCTCAAGCATTTTTGCTAACTGATCTCCACTCACACCCAATGTCGTGGCAATTCCATCAATATTATCGCTAAAGCCCTTCATGATTCCATCCAATGCCGAAGTTGCCTTGCTTACACTACCATACTGTGGAACTAAAGCCCCTAATATGGTGGCCATTTCGTTAAATTCAAATTTCAGGTTTTTATTGGATGAGGCAACAGTATCCAATGCGGTTGCATAATCATCAAATGTTCCCCCAACCTGTTGGTTAAGTTTAATCAAAACAGATGCCATGTTATCAATTTGTCCTGTTGATAAATTGAATGTTTGAACAAGACTTAAAACATCTGTAGTAAGTTTTTCTACTGGTATAGTATCGAAGACAACAGCAAGTTTAGCGATTGAAGCCGTCATCCCAATAACAGAAGATTCTCCTTTTATACCTGCGTCAGACACAGCCACTGCAAGTTTAGCCATTTGATCAGTTGGAAGCGGAATAATAAGTGATAGATTTCTCAATGTCTCTTCCATTACTTGCAGTCTGTCGTCTGCTAGACCCATGGACATCCCTAGTCCTTCCGTAACATCCTTAAAATTAGCCGTAGCATTCACCGCAGATTTAGCGAAATTGATAAAGGCACTAGAGAGAGATGAAAGTTGTTTAGCAAGCTGAGCCATCGTCATTCCAATGATAAACATCTGGAAGGCAGCAAATTGTAATTCTTTGCTAACCCCCTGAGTAGCAGCAGCTACTTCCTTTGTGGCAGATGTTACCTTTTTTGTCTTATTACCAGTGACCTCCATCTGAGCACCAAGTTTGTCGGTAGCACGTCCTAAAGATTCATCAAACGCTTTAGAGACACCTTGTAACTCACGAGTAATGGTATTTTCGAGTTGTTTTATTGAATTTTCTACATTTCGTGCCTCTTTTTGCACTTTATTGATGAGTTCAACATCAATACGGAGTTTTCCAATTAGTTCGTCCATTAGTTAGATCAAAAAATTAATCATCTGGTCTATAAACTAATCCTCTTAACTCCGCTGGTAGTTGATCCAGCCCACTCTTATCTGAATCTGTTTTATTCCCCTGACCCTTCTCTTGTCTAGCGGGGAATGGTAAAGGCATATCTTTCCATTTACTTTTTGATTTCTTGTCAGCGTGTAACATAAAGTGGAACTTGAACTCAGAGTTCATGTCCTCAACTTTAGTATTTGCAGCTAATTCTAGGGCATCCCAAAATTCTTCCCAATACATTTCATATAATACCTCATGCCTAGAATACCCTCTATTTACTAAAACGTCTACACACCAAATCAAAAAATCAGATTTGGGGAAACGACGATATTTCGTTGTCGCCCCACCTTGTTTTTCTACTTCCCGATTACCTGCATAGGGGCTCCGAATTTTTTTATGTTCTCTAAAACATTATTCAATTGATAACATATTGGAAAGGCGTCAGATATTTCGTCTGGGTAAGCCGAATCCAATAGTTCATCCTCTGTCATTTCGCAACAGATAGCCACAAACTTTGCCAATTGCTGTGGAGCTTCGGATAGAATATTTTGAAGATGTTTAGAACTTGAAATTTTCGCAACCTTATCTAATTCTTCAGGGGTTAAATCCTCTGGTTTCAAATTAGATGGATCTTTGCCCTCAGCTTCTGCTTTTTCGGCAATCGTCCTAATATCATCATTCGATATCATAGCGGATAAATTACCATATATATTTGCAAATGCTTTCTGGGCTTCATAGAACCCTTTCGCTTTAAGTTTTCTGATTACCTTTGGCTTGCCATCAAGTAAAACGACGGCAGAAACACCATCAGGGCGAACACCTGGTTTTAATTCGACTTCTGCCTCAATCACTTCTGGTTGAGACGCATCTCTGTTAATACCAACTGTATCGCCCTGTTCTTTAACTTGATCCTTATTCTCGGACATGATTTTTGTATGTAACAAATTAAACTTACTAAGCTATTGTACACAATCATGCCCCAATATTGAAAGATACTAGGACTTATTTTGTTGAATTTGGAACAACTGTTTACCTGCGGTGTGCGTAGTATCAGCGTAAGCTGTAAACGTAACCCCAAGAGTAGTTGGGTTCTCTCTTTCAAAATTGACCTCAAATCCTCCAGCAATTGTCTTGAAGAAGGTGTAATAGGTCAAGAATCCTGTATCATTATCAGTAATCTTTAACTGTAATGATTGGAATGCAATAGTTGCATTACCACCGATTCCTACATAATAAGCACCAGTACCATCTTCTGACGTGACCATATTTTCGTCCATCATCAGTTCGATGTTCTGTGCTGTAGTTTCTAAAGCGTCGAACTCAATTGTTGCAGTTTCTCCTGTCAACGAAACACTAACTGGAGATGTCACCTGATCACAAAAAATGTCAGATGTTTCCCTTGTATATGTTACGGTCACACCACCTGAAGTACAACCGACGTCAGTACCAGCTACAGTTGTGTCGTAAAACCCATCTGCATTAGTTCCTGCCGAAACAGTTCCACCTAACAATACAACGGCTCCACCAGTGTTTATATTTGCTGCTGTAATAGCCATATCGAATAATTAAAAATTAAATACACTAAGTGTATCTAACCCTAGGAAGACTAACGCTGAAGCTGAAGCTAATGACTAATTCTTAATTGCAATGAGTTTCGTCGAATTCGTCGTTCAATACAAATAGCGATTCTGGAGCACGTCTAAAACAACCCATTCCAGTCTCAGCCAATAAGTACGGAACATCCTCTTTCTGGACTCTCGTTGCTAATGGAGTTCTGCTCTTATCTCTTTTGAATTTATATATCTTTTTTGTTTTTTCACCGATTCTTGTAGCACCCTGAGCTCTCCCGACATATCTTATCATAACAGTAGCAGGAGTGGAATCCTTCCCCGCTTTATTGCTTTGATTTGCTTTCTTTGATTTTGCCATTTTCATTTTATAATAAATTATTTTTTATTATCATCAATATACTTCCTAGTTACTATACATAATTTATCAACCCCAACCTTTTGATGCTCTATAATATCTCTCCACATTTCAGCTACCCTTGCCTTCATAAAACTTTTTATATGCTCGTTTAACTTTATATCTGAATTTGACAAGTTGCCATCTAGTTGTGGGAGACTTTCTAGAAAATTGTAGGCCTGAGCTTCAAACTTCCTAATTTCTGTCCACAAACCTCCAGATAAATCATTAAGTGCTTCTTCCACCATTGAACCTTCGATCCCTGTCCATAATTCGTATTTTTCGACCATTTCTACTAAATAGCTGGGAAGTTTCCCAACCCTGCCCTGTTTCTCCTTAATTTTGACTATATTGTCCATCTTGTCCTAAAGCTAAAAACTTAAAAATAGTTAATTTGCGATACTTGCCTTGGCATCTATTTCGTATGACAATGTTACTGTCTCACGCTGTGCCCATACAATTCTATAATTCGCACCAGTAATCCATTCTTCTTCTTCATCGTCAAATCTTTGATATGGTTGCCCAATTCTTGTAGCACTATAGCATATAATATAATTAGTTGTTAAGTTCAATTTACTAGTTAATATTTCTTTAACAAGTGCATGGACATCATCAGACAATTCAGTCTTGGTGGACTTATGATATGAATTAATCTCTACAACTGTTTCCGTAATTCTTCCGTAATCAGTATCTTCATCATACGGAGCATCGGTATCTGGTGTTATTCTATATGATATGGCAATCCTGCTCTTGTCTTTTGGAGGATATGCATAGTTTATCCTATCAGCCTGATTCCCCAGCAGGGTCACAAGTTCTGTATTCGTAGACAATGCTGCGAATACTGATTTTTTTAAGTATTTTTGATTTTTCCTAAACATAATAGTTATCTAACTGAACCTACTGTTTTACCAGTAGCTAAATGTGTTACATTTTTCCGTGCATCTACTGCATATTTTTTTAATTCAACATTCATTTTCACTTTAACTTCTTTCAAGGCTTTACGTTTATTCTGGCTCCAAGATCTTCCCATATAATGATGTCCTGGCCACCACTTTGCTCCACTGTAGTTTGATTTCTTTGGATTCAAACTATCAAACATCTTCTTCCCTCCAGTTATATAGTGACCATATTCTACCCATTCTTCATATCCTTCGCCATTCTTGTTTTTTGCACTTCCGTCTGGTCCTATACTTGCCCTCATATTTTTTATATCAAATGCTGTTTTTATTGACCCAGCCAGTTTCTTTGTTGAATATTTAGGATTCGTTCTATTTTCTAATGTTTCTACTGCTGTACCCTGAAACATTGTTGCTACTGGAATTAGCGATTTCTCTAGACCATTTTTGGTTGCCTTCGGTAGCTTATCTAAATTTTGTTTTAATTCCTTGAAACCAAAAATTGTTGACTTAATCCCAAGGACTCTTTTAGTTCCTGTAGTGCTTGCCATTTTAGACAATCTTAGCCTTAACATCTAAAGTTCTCTGTGTCCCAGAATCTGTTTTGATCCTACACTTAGCTCTTACTGTTTGTTTCTTCACAGCATAAAATCTGTCATCCATTTCAAGAAACCTAAGTGCAAGTTCTAAATACCCAGAGTCGTCTTCACTATAAGTTGATAAAATTCCCAACACCCTATGCCTCATTCCACTTCTAGAATCAACCAATAAATCACCCGCTCGGGGCTCAAGTATTACACCAGCCTCGTATTTATTGAAGTAACACGAGTGTGTCTGGATATGCTGTTTGCCGTCCATGTCCCACTCTAATCTTGCGTCGTCTGGTTGTATATTAGCTCTGACACTATCTAAGACTGTTCTGGTTACAGGCGTCCACTCCCCAACGTCATTTTGCACGCCCTCGTCCTCCCTGTAAATACTAATGACAGATCTTAGTAATGGTCTTGGTATATGTGGTATTCTCATAATTTTATCCTAAAGGACCAGCTATAATATTTGTTCTATGTCTATAATTTTTCAGTAATTCAATAGCTCCGATAGCATTCCCAATTCCAATTTTTTGTTTAGCTCTTCGTGTCTCGAACGAATCTGCATATCTCACTTTATCTTTGGCAATTTGTATAGTGTCAATCTCCTTTCCTTCGTCGAAAGTATTTCTTAACAAGTCTTCTGTAATTAATACAGCCGCCTCAACTACCTGCTCTGGCATAGTCGTATACCCTGCCGTATAAGTTACTGTAGCATGAGGAATAATACTTGTTATAGTATGCAAACAAACATTTAATGCTGGAATTGTATAATCATATAGGTATTCTAAGTAGCCCGCTCTTGTATTAATCCTCACATCGTCTACATCAATGGTCGTAATACTTGCTGGAGTTGTCATGATGCTCACACTTGTTAAAGAAACAATTGGTCTTTTAGAGAGTTGAATTAGAAATCCCCCATGCACTTTATCGATTACACATCTTTGAGTCTCCGTATATTGTTTATATTCTAGACTCCCACCTAAATAATTGTCTATTAAACGAGTGGCTCTATTAATATGTTTTTGTATAGTCTCATCACTTGGAAAACTATCTGTAACCCTACTATATAAACTCATATCCCTGAATTGGTCTACAGTAATATATCCACTCCTTAATGTGCTTACAACTTCATAATTTTGTACATGATTAAATACAGTTGATCCTATGGTAAATTCCCATACAGCAATATGTACTCCAAGTTTATCAGTGATTGAAGCGGGAACATTAAAATAATACCTACCAGTCGTAGAACCTGCCGATGCAGTCTGATTAACTAACCTAATAACGCCATCTGGATCTGTAATGGATTTTATGCTGATCGAAGTCGGAGCTGTTAATATACCATTATAATAAACATCAATTTCAATTTTATCAGTTTGGTTAAGTAATATCTGATCTATCATTATAGTAAAGTAATTAAGTAATTCTAGCCCTAGCCTCTATTACTCGGTTTGTGCTAGCAAACTCGTGAGTCGGATTCTCTTTAATGGTAACTGGATAAATAGGAGTAAAATCTTTCGTATCTACTGTAGTGATAACAACTTCGTTTATTTTATGATTCGACTTAACTCCGTTTATTCGTACTGCCAACCCACCAATTTTATTTACACTTAATAGAAGTCCTGTTATTTCATTTATGATTGCTTCATTCTTGCCAATTTTACTTAAAACAGACTTATCTATTATTTCCTTAGTCTCTACCTTTGCCTGATCTATGTTTTGTGTAGCTTCAGCAGATCTGCTATATACTTCTCCAACATCAACATTTGGCCTAATTACATTCACGCCTTGAGTCATCCTGTTACTATCAACAACCTCGAAAACCTCTACAGTTGCAATTGTATCACCAATGCGTGCCCTAGCTTGGATAGTTCTACTGTACAATCTTATAATATCTGCTTTGGATTGTACAGTTTTTATTTCAATTCTTTGGATTCTAGCATAGGCAGCAATGGTTTGATCCACCATACTCACAATTAAAGCCTTTGACGTTACTGTTTGTTCTGTAGTCTGCTTAATATCAGCACTCGTTTGGATTAATTGACTCGTTGTCCGCTTAATATCAGTTCTTGCAACAATCTCGCTAGATTCTTGATGTTGAACTCTGGCCCTAGCTTCCACATCATATTCATTTGTATGACCAATACGAGCCTTTGTACTAATTACCGATTGATTCGTTGTTCTAATATTGGCCTTTGCATTAATCGTTTCTCCCCCTATCGTAGTAATGTAAGCCCGAGCTTCAAGAGATTGATCTTTTATCCCTTTAATATTCGCAACTACGGAAATATTTTGTTCTATTTCGGCTTGTTGTATCCTAGCAAGAGCGTCAATACTACGAAATTCTGTACGCTGAATTCTTGCTCTAGATACCACACTAGCAATGGAAATATTCCTTATATTAGCTAATGCAGAAATTGTTTTGCTGAACTCTTTTAAAAAATTAGCCTTAGTTTCAAAAGAAGCAGTTAGGCTATTCAAAATATTGGCCTTAGCATCAATGTCCTGTCCATATCCATGTCTAATATTAGACTTCACCTCCATGGTCTGACGAATAGAATTCCTTATGTCTGCCTTAGTATCAATACTTTTAGCATCGCCACGTTCTATGCGGGCACGGGCATTTGCTGTCGCACTTAATACATTCCTAATATTCCCCCTAGATAGAATTGGAGTCTCAATTTCCAAGTGCTGAATACGAGCCTTGGCGTCTAATACTTGATTGAGTGTGGAGAAAATATTGGCTTTAGCACTGATCGTGGTGTAATACTCACGCTTAATATTAGCTAAAGCTGAAATTGTCTGTCCTAGTGTACTTAGGATATTTGCCTTACCCTCAATCTGCTGAGAATATTGGCTTTTAATCCTTGTCAATGCAAATACATCATTCTTTTCCGTCCTTTCAATCCTTGCCTTAGCTATAAATTCAGTCAAATAACTATTCTTTATATTCGCTTTTGATTGAATATCTTCCGATTCTTTTCTCTCTATTCTAGCTTTAGCATATGTAGTCTCATCAATAGTCTTGATTATACGGGCTACTGCATTGATGCTTTGGGTATCCGTATTTCTAATATTACATTTTGTATCAACCTGATAAATCAATGCTCTCTGAATTCTGGCTTTAGCTTCTACATTTGTACTTACAGTTGATAATATATTTGCCTTAGCATTCACTGTTCGCTCATTCTCTTCTTGTTGAATTCTGGCTTGCGACACAATAGATTTATCTTCGGTTACTTGAATACGAGATAATGCTGTTAATGTACTTTCTGCCGTTTTGGATATATTGGCTCGAGCTTCTAGTGTCTTAATCCCAATATACCAATTAACATTATCTAAAATGAGAGAAGTAGTATTAGGTTCTATTTGCCAAGTTCCTGCCTGAGCTATGTATTTAAAACTATCGAGTGCAATCGTAGTACCCTCGCTATGGAAAATATTCCAATCTATACCATTACCACTTGTTTCCCAATAAGTAGTACCACTTGTTTCCCTGATTCTAAGCCACCTATGATTTGTTGGACTATACGTATCACTTTCAACAATTGTAGTTATTGAATTCACACGTTTCCTTGCAGATAGGGTATTCCCGATAATATTAAACTCAAGGAAATTATTTGCATCCCTTTCCAAGATAATCGGATATGCCTCATAACTCTCGATTGACTGGTCTCCAGCATTGATAACTTCCACAGAAATCTGGCTATCTTCTAAATCATAATAACTCCGAGATTCGCTCCCATAATAATTAGCTCCAGTCGTAGTATTGATATTTAGTTGTTGCACAGATTCAATGATTGTTCCAGGTGTTACATCATTGCCCCAAGCGTACCAAAGCGTATCATTAATTGCATTATCGTTAAATGAATCATTGAATACTGATATTTTATTTAATATCGTGAACGACCATATCTCAGACCATTCGGATACCTGTGCAATACAAACCTTCGCAAGAACTGTCTGTGTTTTTTCTTGGATAATCCTAGCCTTAGACTCTACGGATTTATTCGCACTCGTTTGTATACGAGCTTTTGCGTCGACAGTTTTAGTAGAACTGACTGCGATGTTGGCTTTTGTTTCTATAGTATTAGTTGAAGTCTTCTCTATCCTTGCTCTTGCTTGGATAGTACCCGAAGAAACAATTGGCAGGGTATAAGTTATTCTCGCTTCTAAAAAATCAAGATAAATATAACCATCGTCTGCATACATATTTGACAATCTGAACTCGACCCCAATAATAGTTGCATCCGTAGGAATATCTATGGTGCTGAAACTGAAGTCCTGTATTGGCTGTTCTATACCGACATCGCTTTGTAGGACAGCTATAAATTGATTTGGGTCATTTGCTTGTTCTGGGGTAAGTGTGTCATTCCACATATCAGTGTAGCCTCCCAAAGTCTGACTAATTGCTTCCATACCCAGCTGGGATGTTGCCTTAAAAAAACTACTCGTAATCCAACCATCATTGCTGTAATATACGTAAATAATTGCCTCTTCAATGGTCGCTGCTCTAGTGTAGGCGTTATTTAATGAATATGCATTAGTTGGATCTGTCCAATCATATAGAAATGAGGATGAAGTATCCGCTGGAATCCACCCAGTAGAATGAGAAAGACTATTGATATTCGCCTTTGCAGTAAGTGTTTTATTTGCTACTGTCTTAATACGAGCCTTTGCTTCAATAGTTTTTAATGGACTTTTTTGAACACGAGCCTTTGCAGTAATTGTTTGTCCTAGTGGTGTATAGGTAACTACTAATTTGGGATCATTGCTAGTTCCATCTTGTTCTGCAAAATAAATACTAAATAATACAACACTAAGTGCACCCCATGTAGGAGAAGTGCCACCAACGTCATAAGTTGCCATTCGAGCTCCAAACTTAGAAATACCATCCTTAGCAATTGCTGCAATACCGCTAGCATTCAACTCAAAAACATTATAGCCAGTCACAGAAAAATCAGCGTAATTGATTGTATCTGAAAATGCAGTTGTCCCAAGACTACCATAATCGGCAGCGACTATATCTGTATTTGAGGCTGGATTGCTACTATATATATTTATATCTAATTCCCCAAGCCCTTTGCCATCCTGTTTTGCCTCTCCATACAAAGAAAGACTAGCTGCCGTGATAGTCGCAGTATCACTTATAGAAGAAGTGTTGAATAGAAATATACCTCGAGCTACCCTAGCCCATTTCCCAGATGATAATGCCCCTGTATGCCCAACAACAGTATCATGTAATTGAGTAGAACGCCCAGTTGTGCCAGCACCCGCAAGAATATCAGCCCAGATCTGACTTACACTAGATCTTTGAGCATCTCCATCAACTGTATCTGTTTCTGCATCCGCATCTGGATACTTAGTAAGAGTGTCAAACCCTAAGTTTAAATATGGTACTGGAGATACTAATTTATCCCATAAATGCATTACCTGCCAGATTGGCTTAAGTGCATAGTAAAGACGCCTAGCAAACTTAGCATTTGTTCTAAATTCAGTACTAAACGTACCATCATTATTCTGCCAAGTAATAGCGTGTGGTTCAATTTTAATAATCTTATTTTTACCAATACTACTTTTATCCCCATCTATGCAAAGCATATGTCGTCCAATAGATGTATTTGCAAAACGCAGAAGTGTTTTTTGGTGTCTATCGAACCAACCCCTGTGGAATACTATTTCTTCATTGTTTTTATAATTAGCACTTGGCAATGGCATCAACTCTCCAATAATAAGTATCGTTAGGTAGATTCGCTATAGTCAACCTAGCCTGATTCCCGTAATATGCACTTGTTACACCAACCTCGGTAATAGGCTCCCATGAATCCCCATCCCAGTATTCAAATTCAAGATCAAGATAACTTACCTTATCCAGTTGAATATCTTGAAAATTAGAATCGGTCTTATCGATTTGAACACGAAAGTGCAAGTCACGGCTCAAGGGATCTTCTGGAATCTCCCATATCAATGTTACTGGCAATATTTGCGAACTTGTATCTATTGGAACAATTAAAGTTGGAGCACCAATAACGAGGCCTGCAATATTGGCTTGGGCTACAATGGATTGGATTACAGTTCCCCTGATATTGCTTTTGCTTTGTAAGGTATTCGTTATAGAGTTACGGATATTCGTTATTGCTTCAATTTGGGCAGCTTCTGTTCGCCCAATTCTAGCCCTAGCTGTTACTGTTTTATCTGTATTTACATATGTGTAATAAACACTAACTGTTATATAGTCAACATACACGTTCCCGAACTCATCGTCATAACCATCAATCGATACAAAAATTCCATTAATGGTAGCTCCAGCTGGGATACTTATATCAAAATTGCCAAGTGAAATTCCATAATATGTCCAATCCTCACTATTATCGCCTCCGAGGAATAATTTAAAATTTGCATTAGAAAATTCACTAGGACTCCAAGTCCTCCCCCAATTATCGTTACTTGTTCCAAGTGTTACAATTCCGCTCGATGGAGCACCTACAGTTTTCCAGTCAGTCCAAGAAGTCCCTCCATCGTGACTTAACTTTATATAAAAAGCATATGAAGCTGTTAGGATCTGTACTACATTCCCATCATCAACGTATGCATTAGTTCGATCGACTACATACGCCCCATTACCAGGAGAAACTACGCCATAGCTTGACGGGTCTGTTGGTCCAGTATTAGTAGCTCCAGGATCGGTTGTCTCATCGCCTACGACTATAAACGATGCTGGATCGTCCTGATTATTAAAACAGGTTTGTATCCATCCTTCGCCTAAATCATCAGTTGAGATCATTAAGTGTGAAATAGATCCATAGAACCATTGTGCTGCCGTGGCACTAGAAAATAATGCCACCTGTGTATTAGTGCCGATGTAGCTATCCACATTCGATCCTGTTGCAGCATTAGCTCCGTCCTTGTAGGATTTGACATACTCCGAAGCCACTCCAGGTATACGAATTGCTAAATGATGCCATTGATCTTGTGTTAATGTTCCAAAAGTTGTAGCATCAAGCGTACTTGATGTTTTGTATGTTCTTGCTTGAAAAGTTGCACCACCAGTTGTATAAAATCTAAATCTCCCGCTATTTTCCTGCCAGACTATTTGCCCATTCGAGGCTTGTGTAGTTGATGCGATCTTAGCCCAGACCATAACAGTTAAAGCCCCTGCTGGGATATTCATGTTTCCATCCGTCAATAATCTGGATAATTCAGCACTGGAATTAGTTCTACTCACAGCTTTATTAATTTTACCAGTATCTCCGAAAGTCAATTGACTCCCAGAATTACTCATATGATTCGCATTCGTTGTACTATCTTTTATAGCCCCGCTTCCTCCAGCTGCCTCATTTAGAAGCCATACGCCATCATAAACTGACCACGTGCCTGTTTTATTTTCCTCAGTAGCAGTAAGACCAGGTTTACCATAATAAAGATTAATTACTGTATCTTCGTCGTAAGATACAGAGTCAACCTGTATCCAAATTACAACATCTCCAGTTGTATTATCATATTTCTCTATATGGTGATTTAATTTAGTTCCTCCCGTCGTCTCGAATCGGATATCATACCCACTACTATGTTCTACATTTCCATCATTTGCAGTATCTGCTAGATAAGCATAAGTCCCCTTAAATAAAACTACGAAGTTCGTTAAATCGACACTGCCTGCAACCTCAGCATTCTGGATTGTGAGTGTCCTCTTGTATGTATAACCATTATTATATGCCATAGTAAATTTCTATTTGTATTCATATTCAAGCTAAGTAACGATTTATCTTCGATGTTAACTTAATGTATCAAACAAGTAATTCTTTCAAAATACGCTCAATCTCGTCAGAAATCCCTTCCGTGAGATTAACTTTATTTAGGGATATGCCTATGTTTCCAGTCGAATAGGGTTCTATGTGTCTATCGAATTTTATGCCCTCATCATATTCCGCACGTTGAAATAAAGAATAATTGATAACAAGTGAATTACTATTGAAATCAAAATGGGCGGATTCTGGACTCACTACGAAATCACCATCCTCAATATCGTTTGTATCTCGATTTATTACTCTCTTCGATAATACGAAATTGTCTATTTGTGTTTTATGAGACATTTGTTTTATTTTTTCTTTAGTCATGTTATGTTTTTATAATAAATTGAAGTACAATATATGGAGGTACAATACTTTGTGTCGAGCTTAACTGAGAGTTAGTGCCAGGTGTAGCTCCATCAGTAACACCAGCTACTGCGGGTCCTTCAGATCCAGTATTAGCACCATCTGCTGCTCTACCTAATGTTGCCGTGGTCTTAATAGTTGACGTATATGTAGCAGTTGATCTTGCTTGATAATGTCCAACACTAGAAGAATTAAATCTAAGTCGAGCGACTAAACCACTCGCTCCATGCGTATGATCATCAACAGTATGACTATGAGCTATATTAATTGTTTTAGCTCCTCCAGTTTCTCCCATTGCATCAAAATCTCCATCTCCACTATTGTATCCGATTGGAAACTTGCCTTGCAGGTTGGGTACTAAAAACGTTGTAGATCCATCACCTGCTCCATATGTTGTCCCTATAACAGCGAATAGATTTGCATAGGTAGACCTACTTATTGTCGCACCATCACATAATAGCCAACCAGTAGGGGCACTTCCTCCAGCCCACATTTGTACTGATCCAGTAGGTGCAATATATGGTTCTATTGCATTGATCGCAGTATGTATATCTTTTATATTTTGTTCGGTAACTAATAATGCTACTGTTGGAGTCCCTGTATGAGCTACAGCTGATGTCCCCTGTTCAGCTCTATCTGCGGTTAAATCATCTCCTGTTCTACTAGTACATAACAATATTTCCATATTAGGATCGTCGCCAGGGTCTGCATATGTAGTTTTATCCCAGATAGTGACCCAGAAACTTCCACTTGATGGAAATTTAGAACCCTCTCCAGATGCCACAGAGAATGTTACTGGATCTGTTGTATTATTTAATTCTCCACTGACAACAGTACTTATTGCATTATTTTTTACCTCTTTGAAAACTGCCATATTATACTTATTAAAAATAAAACAAGGCCTAGTCATAACCTGCAAATTTTGCAGACTAAAACTAAACCTTATCTAAAACAAAAACTATAACTGTGAGAAACCACTTGTATTCAATTCGTCTACTGGTATCTTGTAATTCCCCGCCTCATCAATCTCTATGATGTGTTGTATTTTCCCACTTTCAGTCTTAGCCTCCCACCCCATGAAATAAATCATTTCAACTGTTTGGACAGGAGATCCTGGAGTAAACGTTCTTTTTACTCTTCTGAAGTATATCAATTTATGAGATATTTCTGTATTTGCATTCACAATATCATTCAAAATCATTCCATTATGATAGAAACAACCATTGACTAAATCAACTGTATATTTACTTTGTGAATCCTTGGAAATCAGGTGAAATTTTGACACTCTTGGAAGATCTATATGGCCAAAATGATAAGCCTCTTGTTTTACATCATCAAACTGAGGAAGAGTTGTTCCATCTGGATATTCAACTAACCACTCGTATTTGATTTCATTACGTGATTGTGCATTTATCATCGGATTGTATTCCACCAAAATAAATATATGGTTGCATTGTATTGCTTATTCAGGCTTTACTAAGAATTCGTCTGCCCTAAAGTCCACTGGGACTGCTCCCTGTGCTACTAATCTAATCTTGTCTGTTTCCTTATTATAGGCCAACTGTATTTTATATTCAGCAAAATATTCCTTGATTTCCTGTATGTATAGTTCATTTCCTTCCTTTATCCCTTTTACCAACTTCCACATTTTTTTCCTAAACGTGGGATTGTGCCTATTAATCGCTAAAGGAGTTGTATCCGCCTTATTAGTTTTGACCATATTATAAATAATAATCTTTATACTATAATCATATCATACGCAATAGTCAATATTCACCTAATTCCACAAAAATGGTAGGGATGATGTTTACTATCCCTACCACGTAAATCATAGAAACTCAAGTCCAAATTAATTCTCGTCGTATTGCAACGTGAATGTGTAAGTATTCGTATCCCCCGCAGGCGTTGCAGTAGTTGAATTTAACTGTAACACGATGTAGTTAGAATACCCAGCTGCCGTCAAACTACCAGTTAACTCTCCGCCGATTGAAACGTTAGCTGTTCCTGGATCTGCTGTTGGCACATCTGTTGTCGCAACAGAAGAGTTAGAACTGACAGGTGTAGCATACGCTGTTGTTTCCCCATCCCATTCGATAGTAATACCATTCTCGAGAACTCCTGCTGATTTATAGAATTGCAAATTCTGAATTTGATTGAAAGTATCAGTAAAGTGTCCTCTTAGCCAAACTTCATATGAAGAATTACCAGCTGTAATTGGATATGATGTATAGTCTGCTGCACTAGTTAAACTATCCGAATTCTTGAAATTAAATAAATTTCCAGAAGCTCCCAAATCCGCACTTGTTCCAGGACTTGCACCATATGTCCCAGACCATTGAAATGTTGCTGCCATAATATTATTTTTAACAATTAATTTAATTGCTAAACCTAAATCTAAAACTTGCTCTGGGAGAACATTTATGGCTTGATTGTATTCAAGTTATTTCACAATAACGCCTCTACTTATAGAGTCTGACACATTGTATATTCTTAGATCCGAAAAATCAACCTACCACTCATATTTGACATTAATAAGTTCATCATATACCTGTAACCACTCTTTTATATGTCCATCTATTGTGTTTGCTTCATAGAACTTCCTTGCTTCCGTGCCCATCTTGTCTCTCAGATCCTTATCTTTTATTAATTTAGTCAAACAATCATACCACTCCTTGCCTGTAGTTGCGAGATATCCAGTCTTACCATCTAGTAGACTTAAACTATAAGGTTTCATATTTGATGCTACAGTAGGCACGGAAATAGCCCCATACTCCTTGAGCTTAAGATCACTCTTACATTCATTAAAACTAATTTCAGCAAGCGGAGCAATAGCAATATCTAGGGCTAAACTATGGACAACGTCTGGATAATCTTGCAAATCTACCCCCTTAATGAGTTCCAATTGTCCTTCGCCCGTTTCTGGATTATACTCCTGAATGCTTGGGAACATTCCCTTGAAAGCAGTTGGTCCCATGAGTACAAAATGAACATTTGGATTATCCTTGCAAATTTTATCCACAATCCCAGCAACTAATTCAAGGTCTACTACATGATTGGCAGCTCCGACCCAGCCAATTCTTATGGTTTCATCATTTTTCCTTTTTTTATAATTATCCCAATCCACATTTGTCCACCTGACTGGCTTATCCCATTTTTCTGGCGGTAAATAATTCGGCAAGACATGGATATGCCTATTATGTAGAGCATACTCATTTCTAAGTCTTGCTGTGGTAGTAGTAATTGCAGAAGCATTCTGCATCAAAATTAGGGCTCTTCCTAGGTTTGCTCCAACAGGATTCCAGTAGTCCCAAGCTGTGGCTCGTGGATCTATTCCATACAACAAGTCGTCTATCTCAAGTACAACCTTTTTACCCTCACTCTTTAGAGTTATAAATCTCTCCAACCACTCTATTTCTGTAGGGCGTTGGACAACAATAACATCAGCCCATTGAGCTTCTGCTGGATCATATCTATTATTCAAACGAACTTCGGCCAAACCGAGGTCTTTAAGTTTACTTGCAGGAAGAAATATGCGGTAGAACCCGCTCCCTCTATTATCTTTCGGGATAAATAGAAGTTTTAATTTGCGGTCGATTTTCATAGAATATTCAATAATATAGTGCCATATTATCAATTTAACCTATGTTAGTCTATATGCAAATCTACTGTACCATTCTGTTCTATTGTATGAAGTATCCCCTCTATTTCTGCTGTATGTTTACGCAATGTAGGTAATACGTACGTTGGATCTTTCGGGTAAGTCGAGATATCGGCAAAGTCTACTCCAATGAATCCAATAATTTCATCATTTGTATTTAAAACAGGCACTGTACAAATCGCTACAACTCCACGCTGTCTCAAGAAATTTGCAAGTGATGAATTATCCATCTCTTCTACAGTACTACAGTAGTATCCCTGATTAATCATAGTATTCCCTTGCTCAAAACCAATACTTGCAGGGATATGTTGATTGATTTGTAAATTATGACTAATCCCAGCACCTACTACTTCATGTGTTTCAGAAGCATACAGGAAATTAAATTGTCCAACAGAGTGTTCCCCATTATGGAATTGGAATAGAAACGCCCTTGATGCCTTACTCTCCTGTCTAGCCTCCTCTAAAGAGCTATTGATGATTTGATCAATTTTAAAACGCTCTTTTATATCTGCTGGGCGAACTGGCTCTACGTGTTCATCAACATTCTCATCTACACGTTTAGTAATATCTTCCAACCTACTAATCTCGGATTGCATTACTCGAAAGCCCAAGTAGATAAATAGTCCCACAGAGACTATCAATAATGTATTTAGTACTGGCTGAAAATTCTTTTTAACAAAAAGAACTATGTCTTGAATAATTGCAAATTTTCCTTCTAAGTCACCATCTACAGTAACTATTTTCTTTATAACAGTTTGTTTGGTATCTTTTTCTTCTGACGATAAAATTTTAGTATCTGACATGACTGTGCTAATAAATTCTGGTATAAATAAAATAATTAGCTCTGGTCAGACAAAAATTCTTACGAGTATTTCTCTAGGAACTTTGTCAAATCCTTACCTGCCTCTTCCCATTCTTTAGGATTTGCATTTCTAATATTAGAAACAAGTCCAGCCTTACTTTTGGCTTGATATCCAGTTAATGGATTAATATAGCCACGAGATTTTTCCTGAAGTTTTTTGATCTCCTCCAAGACCTCATCGTCCGCCTCATCAACTGGGGAGTCAATGTAAAATTGTCCTGGTCTTTGTTCTAATAAAAGTTTTGCAGTCTTAAATGGCATTTGGGCTTCAAAGTTTCTAAAAACGAAACTACGGCATAATTCTCTTTCATCCTTAATCCCATCTCCCAAATCATGGACTACAGTTTGAATAATTACAGGTACAGAGCATTCGGTAACTGTTTTCGATTTTACGATAACATCATTTTTCATAGTTTATATTCTAATTAGTAAATTCAAGCAGAGGGCGGAGTAACCGCCCCCTGTTTTAAAAGTGCTTATCTCAAGTCTTTTATGATTGCTTGCCACATTGGAACTTTAACCTCAAGGGCTAGATTCCAGACAATAGTCTGTGTTTCAGCAAGATCTAGAGCTCTGTATGTAGGCAACTTGTACATTGGTTCGCTTTGAGCGATCGCAACTTCAGGTAGGCTTAATACAAATGCATCAGATCCAGTATTTGGACTGTTTGCAGCTGTCAAGAATGGATCCATAACAATGTCTACAGGTCCCATTGGGGACATATATTTAGCAACACTGTATCCGAATGACATTCCTACATCAGGATCATTGTAGACAACTTTATTGCTCCAAAGAGCAGCAAAGTCTCTGATATCCTTTGCACCCATAAATATATGAGTTGGAGTACCTCCAAGGTCAACGATATCCTGAATTGCATCATCAATCATAGTTGTAGTGATAGTTGCACCAGCAGCATCAGTGATGTTGCCAGAAGCATTATCAGTAACTAATTTGTAGATACCAGAAATATCATTGGCATCAGATCCACTTACGTTTCCGTAGTAGACTTTCTTCTCCAAGTCATGCAAGATCTTCTTCATTCCAGCTTCAAGGTGTAAATTTTGTAGGTTTACATAATCCTTAGCTGCCCATTGTGCCAAATCGCAAACCTTAACTTTAGTAGCATAGGTTTTAATCTGTGCACTATATCTGGTTATTGTAGCCTCATTATCGGCTGGAGTACCACACTCCTCAACTGCTGTATCAGTACTTCCAAGTGATGTAACCATATCCCATTCGTGAGTTTTTCCATTAGCCTGAACACGGGCAACCCTGTCTAGGAAAGGTGTTCTCCTATCAGTGATGTCCTTAATCTGTTTATCCAAGTGCTCTCTTTGCACGAAAGCTCCTGAAGTTCCAGACCAGTCAGCTGTACTGACCTCTTTCAAGATCATTTGGACAGCTTCCTTTAGACCAGGATCCATAGATTTCTCAACTTTTTCTTCTTCTTTCTTTGAGACTGCTTGATCATCGAGCAATTTTGTTGCTGCTTTAATCAATTTGTCTCTTACTTCTGTTTGTGCTCCCATTTCAAAATAAATTAATAAATTAGAAAATCATCGATTTTACTCGATGCCATATTCTTGTTTGTATCTTCCTCTAATTTCTTGAATGCTAGCAAATTTTTGTCCACTAGTTTCGTAGGATTTCTTAACATCGTCAATTTCGGCTTCCATTTTTTTAGTAAGCTCCTCGATGTTATTCTCATCCACCTCAGCTCCATCGACTTGATCGCCAACGCCTTTAGTTATATCTACGCCCTTCCTTTCGGCGGGTGCTTCTGATAAATCATTGACTTGCTTCTGTAGATTCTCGATCATGGCCTTTGTTTCCTCTTCATATTTCTTTGTTACGCGTTCCTCAATGACTTGCGTCAATGCATCAATAGACTTCATCAACTCTTCATCACTTTCTATAACTGTTGCTTCAGCGACAACCTCTTTCGCTTTTTCAACTGCATCTTCGGTTTTCTCATCGACCTTCGACTTTGTTTCTTCTGGCTCTGTTAGTTCAGTTGCAGCTGCTTGTTTGATAGTCTCTAATGCAGTTGAAAGTGCACTAGTATCCTTTCCATCAGCATTTAACTGAGCAATCGCCCATTTCAGATAACTTGCTGTATCAACTAATGTATATGCGTTATTCAAGCTCTTCTTTGCTTCTTCGTCGTCAGTAGCTTCTTCGGTTTCCTCCTCGGGAATGTTTTCGGTTGCTACTTCGGGTTCGGTCACAACTTCTTCTTTTTCCACAGGCTCTTCGTCTGATTCCGCAGTCTCTACTTTTGGCTCATCTTCAGTCTTTTCTTCTGTTGTCTCTTCCTGATTCTCATCAGTTGGAGCAGGAGTTTCCTCTGTAGATTTGTCAGCAGGTTCGACCACAGTTTCCCCAGCCTCTGGGGCTGCTGAATTCTCAACTTCCTCGTTGTCAGACACAACAGGGTCAGTTTGATCTTTTTTGATCTCTTCAGCTTCCAGTGAGGTATCTTTCTTTGACATTTCAGTGTCCTTAGTAATAATTAAATTAATAACATCTTCTTTTAAATCTTCTCGATCAATGGATTTAAGTAATAACCCTACTTTTTGTTCAACAACATCATTAGCTACTTCTCCCCTTTCAACTTGATCCTCAATTTCCTGCAATCCTTTGATAGTTTCGTTACTTTCTTTCAGTGATTTTGAGATGGAGTTAACCCAAGTTCTTGGATTAGCTGGAGAAGATGTGATCGCAATATGATCTAATTCGATATCTTTAAAAACACGAACCCAATCACCCGCATCATTTTTTTCCAGTTCATATTCTCTAACATATCCCCCAATGCTTACTCCTAACTGTTTATTATATTTGGTTAAAGCCTTCCACAAATCATCGGCTGTTGACATATCATTCAATTTGCCTTCAAATACTAATTCGTTATCCTTTGCTACATTCAATGTGACTACTTCACCAAGTTCACTCCTCCAAGATGTATCATGTTCTGCATTTACCTCAATAATATGCTGCTGCAAAGAATCAGCCATGGATTTTATAGCACTAGGAGCCATTATATCCCCAACTAAATCTTGACCAGTATCAGAAGCAACACCATTTATAAAACGCTCTTCGATCTCGTTGCCATTTTCATCTTTAACTATGTTTACCCTCGTTTTTATAATCGGCAATGTAATTTTGAAGCGGTCAGTTTGAGATTTATTGTTTTTCATTATTAAAGATTTATTAGATTTACGTTTACCAATTTTGTTTGATTTTTTTATATGCATACTAGTTATTCCAAGTAAAATCTACAAGATAAGATGCTTCATCTAATCCTCTTGATTTACAATATTCAGAAAGACTAATGAATGGTCTTTCCGTTTTTGGTGTATTCGGACACCAAGGAATATCTCGTGATGTCAAACTTAAGAAATATTCCTCATCTGTATCATCTACCTGTGTCGCAAACTTCTTTCTAAATGAATACATCCTACCCGATCCTTGTCCCTTATGGTCATATCTTAATTTATATCCTGCATTGTATATTAAGTATTTCATAAAAAAAGAGTCGCAATTTTAATCTATGTCTTCCGTTATAAAACAGACTTAGACTAAAACTACGACTCTTAAACTAATAGCTAAAACTTAACTTCGAGATATTGTATAGAACGTTTTGATATTATGTCAAATAATTTATATATTTGATGTCTATAAAATACCTATTATTCTACACAATTGTCTATAAAAAGAGAATATCAAATTATTATATAATAAACAACTTGACATTTATATTGTAATTTGATATACTTAGGGCACATGGTTAAATGGTTGATAATTAAATATCAATCGGTTCTTTCAAAGACGCTGATTATGAATTCATACCATATTTAGCACTCAGAAAGAATTAGCACGAATCAAATAATATTGATTCGTCCCTGGATCTGGTTAAATACTATGATTCGACTCTATAGGTTTGGGGTTGAATTTAAACTACTGGGTCCATGGACGAGTTAATATCGAAATTATGGAATGTCCTTTATGTGAGCACGAAATGGAACTCCAAGAATCAGTAACCGATTATTATGATCCTGGAGATCCATATGGTCATGGGCAATTTGAATCAAAAGATTGGGTATGTCCATACTGTGGGAATACCGAAGACTATATAGAAGCAGACTTTATTTTTGAAGAATAAACATTATGAGTACTCTTGAAGAGAAGCGATGGGAAATTATTCGATCCAATCCTAAATATATAGCATCGCAAAATCTTGGGAAACTAGCGACCTTCCTACTACTTACAGTAATTATAACTATCATTTTCATAATATTATTATCTTTTTTACTTTCAAACTTAATTATCAGCATTTCGCAAAATGGATAAATTAATCGACTTCCTTTCAAGTATATTAGAATACACACTTTTATTAATAT